ACTGGAGGTGCCCGAAACGGAGCGTGGCCCGGTTGGGGAAGGTCCACTCCGAGCGGTCGCCGTTCCACGTGGCACCCGAGCCGCCTAGCCACTCGTGGGAGCGGGGTATCAGACCCTCGGCTTGGGTTAGCTCGGGGAAGGTGCGCCGCAGCAGCAGTGCCGAATAGGCCGGCTGGTCGGCGTACTGGAGCGCCGCCATCAATAGCGCGTCCGTCTTCCCGCCGCCTGCGGCGCCGCCGTAGAGCGCTTCGGGTACGTTGAGAAGCAGAAAGGCGGACTGACGCGGGTGTGGACGGTGGGGCACGTAGCGCGTAAGCCTCGGGGTGAGCTTCTGGAGCGCACTAGCCCGCGCCGTTTGTGTGACCGTTGCTGGGCGCTTCCGGCGCTTCGGAGAAGACGCCGGTCTCTCTGAGCGCTTGGCCGATCTCGTCGAGGTCTGCTTCGCCGATGGTCCACTGGAGCTTGAGCGGTTCCCCATCGGTCATCCCCCCTATCTGGACCTTGTCACCGAAGCGCTTGGGGTCCATGCGGGCGAGCGCCCATCGGCGAGCGTCCACGCGCAGCCGAGAGCGCGCGACTACCTCGTGGTCTGTCCGGGTCCGGCCGCGCGAGTCTTCGTAGGTGTCGGCCGACGCGTCGTCTGCGATGTCTAGGATCTCCTCGAACACCTCGTCTGCGTGGACGGAACGCGCGTGAGCGTACTGGCTGCGGAAGCGGGGGAAGGAATCCAGCCAGCGGAGCACGGTCATGCGATCCGGCGCCTCGGGGTTCTCCCGGCAGTGCCTCCGGATCGAGACCCCAGCAGCCACGGCGGCGCAGACGCGCTCCCCTGCGGCGATCGTGTAGCTTGACGGACGGCCCGTCGGCTTCGTCTTGCCCCCCACGGGGCGAAAGACTGTCCGCCATGACGCGGGGTGTCAAGGCGGAGCTCGCTCGAGCAGGGGTCCGAAACGAGCGGAGCGGGCAGGAGAGGCTACCCCTTGACGCGGTGCGGCGTTCGCGTCGCCCCCCAGACAGACGAAGCCCGCAGGCTCTGCGCTCCCCCCCCCCTGCGCCAGAGCCTGCGGACTTCCCCCGATCAGAAGCGGATAGACGGGACGCCGGCCGGGCTTGGCGACCGGCGTCCCTGCGTGCGTGAGAGCGGGTCTCCCCTTCGGCGTATCCCGGGCTCGCGCCCGGTGCGCCCGTTCGGAGTGCATGGAGGAATCAGGTCCAAGCGGACCACGCTCCGAGGTCGCCACCACGAGAGCGCGAGCGCCACGTGGAGCGGGTACAGAGCCGGAGTCGGACCCCTACGGAGCTTCACCCGAAGACGACCCGCCAGAAGGCGACCCCGAGAGCGTAGGCGCCTATCCAGAGCAGAAGTCCACAGAAGGTGGCGAAGGCGAGGTCCCAGAACGTCAGACGATGGGACGCAGCAGCTCCGGGGCGGGCGTCGTGGGGAGCGGGATCCGGAGCGGCTCCGCTTGGCGGAGTTCCAGCTCGATCACTTGGAACCCCCTCTGACGCAGGCGTAGGCGTTCCTGATGCCGGGCGATCAGGCGCTCGCCTTCGCGGCGGGTGTGACGGAAAAGGGCAGTCCATGAGTCCGTGCGCGTTCTGGAGAGGGTCTCTAGGACGACGCTCCCAGACGGGTCCGTCGCTGCGTAGAGCGCCGCTGGCAGGGTCACGTATCGGTGGGCCATTCAAGGGGTCTCCTATTCGATCCAGAGCGCGTCAGCGTCGATCCTCGAACCCTCGGGGACGTCAAAGAGCGTTCCGGCGAAGTTCCTCAGCGTGCCGCGCGCGTGTAGGTGGACCGGGTTCCCCCGGGCGCGCACGAATACGCTCCGCTCGTTCCCCTGCCCCCACTGGAAGAACGCGAAGGGGAACTCCAGGTCCGCGTGCGTGATCCGGTTCCCGATCGCCTCCCCGAGGTCGAACACGGGCAGGTCCCGGGCGACGAGGGGATTGTTCCAGTGGTTCATGTTCCCGTAGCCGTGCAGGTACGCGATCCCCTCGGGCGCCCAGACCTGTTGCGCTGCGCCCTCGCCGGCTAGCTGGATCTCGATCGAGTGCCCGCCGCGTACGATGTACTGCCGGAAGTTGAAATGCATGGTCTCGCGGAAGCTCGTCCTGACGGTGTTCGCCAACAGACAGAACGCCGCACCTCGGACGGGATGCCCCTCGGCGTGGCGACGGGATGCCGCACGGATGCCGACGCCGGACATGGAGCCGCCGCCCGTGAACCGGACGCCGTTCTTGCCTCCGTCGTGTCCGACGTGCATGTGAGGGTAGTCACCTACGTGGTCCCAGTTGCGCGTCGAGACGCCGTCTTCGAGGTCCCAGCCGGGCGTGCGGACGGCCGTGGACGGGTTCCGGCGATTCTCCCGGCGATGCGGCCCGTAGATCGGGAGCACGTCCCGGAACGTGACCATGGAGCCGCCAAGCTCCAGGACGCAGCCGTCACAGAGATCGACCTCCGCAGACTCCCCGGGCCAGCGCCAGCCCAGTTCGTAGTGCGTGCCCCGGTCGTGCCGGATCGGGACCTGCTCTCCGGTGCGGGGATCGCGGAGGATGTCCCCAGCACGCCCTTCGGGGAGCACCGCCTCCAGTTGGCCGGGCTCCAGACGAACGCCCGTCTGGCGGGCGGGTGCTTCGCCTCGGGCGAAGAATCGAGCTTCGAGCCCGCGGATGTCCACGCGTCCGGCGTTGAGGATCCAGGGATGCGCGAGGTCGAAGTGGAAGTCTCCCCGGAGCACGATCGCCCAGCCGCGGACGTGTTGCCGGCCCGAGCTGAGCGCAGCTTCGTTCCGTTGCTGGATGAGCCGGCAGATCTGCGTGAGTCCTGGGCCGTCCCCTTCGGCTTCCGGGTGTCCGTCTGCGGTGAAGTGGACCCGGTAGACGTAGCCGTTGTCGGAGACTTCACGGACGTCGATCATGGGGACCTCGGCGTGGTGGGTGTTGCAAGTCCGGCGCCGGGCGCTCGAACGGCTCGGGAAGGGGTCCGTGGACCTTGAGTTCGGGGACGAGAGCGAAGGTGCAGTCCCGGCCGCGGCCGTGATCGCAGACCCACACGAGTTCGGAGATCACTACGGGGTCATCCGTGAACACGATCAGGACGTCACCGAGCGTGACGAGCGCGAGCGCGAGCGCCAAGCGGGTCATACCTCGCCCCGTGAGCGCTTCGATTCTGCGAAGAGCCGGTCCGAGGTCTCCCGGACTTCGTCTTCGTCTGCGAGCCGGTCGGAGCGCTCGGAGGGGGACTCTTCGAGGGGTAGCTCTCGCTGCTCTCCGTGGAAGGCGAGGCACGCCATGTGGGGGACGTCGTCGCCGCCGAGTTCAATGCGCCGCATGGCGACGCAGAGCGCGCAGAGCCGGGCGCCTTGATCCCAGCCGAGCCGCGCCGCCTCTACGTCCGTCAGGGTCCGGACCTCGTCGCGCGGCTCCGACGCCCAGCAGGCGTCACACGTCAACGGTGCTTCGGTCATCGCTCAAACCCCTCCGAAGGTGGCCCGGGGTCTTCCCCGGGTGCCGTGCTCGCGGTCTCGTCTCCGACCTCGCCGCCCTCCGCCTCGGGAGGGATCCACACGCGCACGATCCGGAGGACCGCATCCACCTTGCCCTTCTTGAGCGCGTGGAAGGTCGGCTCCCATCTTGAGTTGACGGCGCCGACGGATATGAGCGCAGCCTTTGCGATCTCGCCACGCCGCTCGTTCGCTTCGGCTTCGTCGCCGCCGAAGACCTGGAGCCCGCGCGCACCCGCCTCCGCCATGATCTTCCGGACCTGCGCCTCGCTCGCGTTCTCTTCTGCGTCGCCTGCGGTCTTCCGTGCGCGTGACGACTGGCGAGACCCCTTGCGGGATGGTGTAGTCTCGCGACGACTCTCGCCGCTTGATCGCCCCGTCGATCCCTCCGGAGAGTCCCTCTCGGGGTCATCGCCAGTCGCTAGGTTCAGAACGTTCGCGAGCGCGTACTTTCGCACGCCCGTATACAGCTTCCAGATTCGTTTGTCCGACGCGTCCGCAGCCTCGCCGATCAGGTTCACTTGGAGCGTCTGCCCCGACTCGTGGAAGAGGATCACGGAGCACCCGAGCCGGAGCGCGCGTTGCTTCTCGCCCCACTCCTCGGCGATCAGGTAGCGCGGCGCTCCCCACGCTTCCGGCTCTTCGGTGCGCTCGCGCACCATGCCCGGCACGACGTCGCGGACAGGCACGTCCAGGATCACGCCCAGCCCATGCTTCGCGAGCACGGGGCGGACCACGTCCAGGTAGTCAGACAGCGTGGCGTAGTCGTAGCCGTGGTGTGTGTTGCGCCCAGACTTCGCGATTGTCTGCGCGTCACCCTGCGCCTTCGCGAGGGCGGCGTAGAGTTCAGGTCCTGCGGACATTCTCTTCGCTCCAGTGTGTGGCGCAGAGGCGCCGGGTTGTGTAGCTCCGCCTGACGGCGTCGTTCGCGCATCGGATGATACGCTGCCGGAGTGGGTCCCATCGGGCATGCCGACACCGTGACGCATTCGCCTTTACGTAGCGGCGCTCGGGCGGGTGGTCTCGCTTCACGGATGCGCCCGTGCGTTCCGTTCGACACGGAGCCGTGACCCGAGCGCGAACGCCCCCCCGGCGTGCGAGAAGCGCCCAGCGAGCGGCGCCTCCCAGTGCGTCTTCTGATTCTTCAGACTGAAGAACCGACGCTCCCCCGGGTACCTCCACGCCCAGTCGTGCGCGTAGAATGACGCGTGTTCGTTCGCGATCTTGAACGGGCGCAGCGCCTTCGGGTTCCCTAGCGCGGTCTCCCAGCGGATGCGCTCCATGATCGCGTCTGCGCCGTACCGGCTGCGGCCGGCGTCGATCAGTTGGCGGACCCACTTGTCAAACTGGACCCGGACGTCCGGGTTCCGCACGTGGTAGGCGACGCACTTCCGCCGTAGTTCCTCGTTACGAGAGATCGGGTCGCCGTCCTGGGACTGCCCGAAGTGGACGGCCAGTAGCTCGCTCAATGCCCGACGACGTAGCGCGCCGCGCGCTTGCTCCAGTAGGAGACGTCGGAGCGGTCGAAGTCCGCCGTCCCGACCCCGAACATTCCCGCGTACCCCTTCGCCATCAGGACGAGCGCCGCGATCTGGACGAAGGCGCCGAAGTCCAAGGTCGCGTTCGCGCGCTCCCTCAGCATGGCCGCGCCGCACGGCTCCGCGAAGCCTCGCTCCGCGTAGGCGTCGCGCACCTCGTCCGCCTCCGCGCGCATCCGGTCCGCGATCGTCGATACGTTCGCCTCCGCGCGCCTGACGTGCTCTTCCATGCTCCAGCGTTCCCACGCTTCCACGGCCGCGTCGAGCCCGTCGTCCTCTACCTGGCGCTCTAGCTCGCGGTCTACGGTCTCGAAAGAAGGTCGCATTGAATCATGCTCCTAGTGTGTGTAGGCTCCCGATTATGACGAACACACACTTAGGAGGCAAGCGCCCATGCGAACCCCTGACCCACGCCCACGTTCGCGGCTCCGCAAGGAACGCGAGGCGCGGCTCTGGACACGCGAGGACCTGGCCGAACGCTCGGACGTCACGATCGGCACAATTTACTTGATCGAGTCCGGTCAGGTCGTGCCGCGCTTCTCGACGATGCAACAGATCCTGGAAGCGTTCGAGCTTCCAGACTCTGACGCGTCGCGTCTGTTCCGCTCCGACCGACGCGCGTCGTAGTGGCAGGCGGACAGACGGAGGCGCCCGAGCGGCTCTCCGACACGTTGTCAGACGTCGAGCTGCGTCAATTCTGGACGTGGTTCCGCGCGCAGCCGTGGCGCTTCCTGAACTCGCGCACGCTGCCCCGCCACTGGGATGACTGCCGCGACTACCATCAGTCGCGGGGAATCCGCCGCAAGTCCTGGAAGGCGACCTTCCAGAAGTGGTTACGGAAGGCCGAGGACCTCGCGCTCGCGTCCGGCGCCGGACGCATGCAGGACGCGCAGCAACCATACCCGCACGCGTCGCCGCCGAAGGAACGCGAGAAGGTCTCACCCGAAGAGCGCGAGCGCGTGCGCCGCAAGCTCGCCGAGTTCGCCGATTCAATCGGCAGGGGAGGCGCGCGCAAGTTCGACCCGGACGCCTTGCTCTCGTCCACCCCGAGCGAGTAGAGTTGCGGGGTCCTGTTTCGATCCTTCCCCGTTACAGGCACAAAAAACGGGGTGCGGGCATGGACCCGCGAGTTCCAGCGCAGGCTTCGCTTTCGGCTCTCGCCCACTACGGGGAAGACGGCTCTCGCCGCCCCTAGATCGGCCATGCCCGGGGGGTGCATGGTGGCGAACTGGATCACCGAAGCTGGAGACAGAAGCGAAGAGCCGGCCCACCCTCGAAGCGATCAGGGGTGGACCGGCCCGACGCAGACCAACCACGCTCCGCAGTCTACCAGAGATCGCGAAGAACCCCCCGCCGAATCTCGAAAGGGGAACCATGCGCCGAGGGGGGAAGCGTCGAGACTCAACAGAGCCCGGCATTGTCGCCGTCCTGGAGGCCGCTGGAGCGCGCGTCTTCCGGATCCAGGAGTCGAACCCCTCGGGGTTCTGGGATCTCGTCGTAGGCTATCAGGGGGAGACTCTGTTGCTGGAAGTGAAGGGTCCCGACGGCGCGCTCGAAGTGACGCAGAAGCGCACTCACGCAGACTGGAACGGCGGGCCACACTTCGTCGTCGAGACGGAGACGCAGGCGCTCGCGGCGCTGCGGGTAGCGAGCGCGCTTGCGACGCATCGCGTCAGGTCTCGACGGCTCGCGTCAAGGTGATACGCTCTCGGGGTACGGTGAGCTTCTAGTGTGGGGTCCGGCCCGAGGCGTTCCAGTCAGCGCTTCGGGCCGTTCCTTTTCCTGCGTCGGAGCACGCCCCGAATGCCCCTGAGCGTCCCGAGGATGGGCGCTCCGACCGCCCACCACGCAAGCGCGACCGGATAGACCACGAGGAACGGCCGCCCCTCTAGCCAGCGGCGCAGAGCTTCCTCTGCCGGGTCGAGCTTCGGCTTGCGCTCGTGACTCATTCGTCGAGCGCGCGTCGGATCCCTGCCCCCTGCGCTCCGTTCGCTGCGAGGATCGAGCCGAGGATCGCGTCGAGTGAGGTCGGGTTGACCTCGCCCGTAGAGATCGACGTCGCGACCCACGAGCCCAGCAGACCCACGCCCGCCACGACCTGCGCGTACGCTGCCGCCTTCGTCAGGTACCCCCTCGGAACGAACCCGAGCAGCGGACTGCGAAGGATCCACCCCACGATCGAACCCACGGACGCCGGCTTCGCCGGCTCTGTCTTCGGCATCTCTATCCCCTCTGGCGGATCCCACTCCGCATGGATATGAATGACCTGCGCCGCCGCGACGCCGTCACCCGTGTCGATCATGTCCGCCTCGCGGATTACGTCGTAGCCTTCCCCGAGCGCGATCCGCATCGCCATGACCCAATCACCCGCCATCCGCCAAGCGATGCGCGGCCCGGGTGCCAGGACGTTCCCGTCTAGCTCGGGGTCGGACGAACGGACGCGGAAGTCGAACGCACGATCCTCGGGGTGTAGCGAGTCGGCGAGCGACGACGCACGGTGCGCGCTCGTCACGACGACGATGCCGCCCACGGTCGGCGGGGACGTGCGGTCTGCTGCGTCCAGGATCGCTTGCATCCCGTGGTAAGCGTGGAACGGCCGAAGCACTACGCCCGGCTTGTACTGGATCACGAGACCTCTACCCCGTAGACGTCGAAGGTGTTAGTGGACGGATCCTTGTCAATCTGCACGATACGGAGCCGCGCGCCGTTCGGGTCTTCGACGGGGTCCAGCCAGTCCACTTCGAGTAGGACCACGTCCCCTTGCTCCAGGTCGTAGGCTTCGATCCAGACGACGCCGAACACGCTGAACTCTCGCACGCCCTCGCGGATGCGTTCTTTCGCGTAGTACCCGAGCACCTCTTCGGCCGTGAGTTCGTCGCGGATCGTGGGGAAGAGCACGGCCGGAGCGTCGCGGCGTCCGTAGATCGTCTCGGCCGTCGCGATCTCCGTGTTCGACGGCCCGCCGGTAGAGCCGTGCGTGTCCGCCTGATCGGTGTCGATCCGGACCACGGAGTCGAACGCCTCGGGACCGTCGCCGCGCGACGCGTCCCAGTTGTAAAGCGCACGGAAGCGGGTGAACACCTCGAAGCTAGGACGGAGCTTCTCCGTAACGTTCCTGTAGCGTGAGATCGTACGCGACACGGCGCCGCCGCCCGGCGGGTCCCACGTATAGTCGCTCTCCGCTGCCAGCATCTCCCAGATTCGGAGCGGCGTCGCGGCGCTCCCGTGCGTCACTCCGATATTCGCGCGCGAGTCGAACGCCGCCCGCTCCACGATCTCCTCGAAGCTGGCGCCGAGCGTGTTCAGAACCAGCGCGTGGACGTTGTCGTCCAGGTTCGTCGCGCTCGCGGCGTCGTCCCAGTTCGCAGAGATCGCCGTCTGCCCCTCACCCGCGAGGTCCGCGATCACGTGCCGCAGAATGTCCGGCATCTTCTCCAGGACGACACCGTCTGCGGCGATGTAGTTCCCGCCGGCCGCTACGATCCCGTCCAGGTCCGCGAAGAGCACGAGCCCGATGCCGACCGTGGTCGCGGCGATCTCGGCCGACGAGGTCAGAGCCGGGCGAAGCTCCCAGCGTTCGACCTCGGTGACGTTCGACGACGTCCCGGCGTTCCCGTTCTGTAGCTGGACCTGGATCACGTCAGACGCCAGCTCGCCGGAATCATTGTCGGACGTGATGACCGTCTCGAAGAACCCCTCAATAGCGCCGCCCGTGTTCTTCGAGCGACCGATCCAAGTCCCGAGCGCGTCCCCCGATCCCTGGATCCGCACCTCGGACGCAGTGGACGTGCCCGCGTTCAGCTTGGCGTAGACGCGGTACCGGATCTCCTCGGGCGGGTCCCCTGTGTCCGTGTCGTAGGTGATCGTGAACACGCGCGTAGAGCCCGCAGTCGTGAGCGTCGTCACCCCGCCGACCGCCGTCTCGCCATCGGTGAAGTGACCGAACGTCCCCATGCTGGACGCCGTCGCCTTCGGCTTCACCCACTCGAACGGGAAGACACCCGCGAAGTGCTCGATGCGGCTCACCGCCAGGATCGTCACCGTGCCGACCGACGTGGTAATCCATAGCTCCGAGCCGAGCAGGCCGGCGTCCGTGGTCTCGATCTCCCACCACGCCTGATGGGTCACGCCGAAGCTGTTGGTAATCGTTTCGAGCACGGCGCCGCCCGAGGTCTCGCGGAGCTGAATCGTCGCCGTGTTCGTCAGGCTCGCATGGAACCGATAGGTACACTTCTCGATCACTCGATCGGCGCGGGGTCCGCTCTCCTCGAAGCGGAGCCGGCGGTTGATGGTGTTCGATGTCCGGCCCGTCTGGATGTTCCCGTCCAGCCATGAATAGTGATCCTGCGCGGCCGGCGTGTTCGGGTAGGCGTCCGGGAAGCGTTCCTCCGTAGCGAGCGCGCCCTCTCCGAGCGTGCCCTTGGATGCGATGTCGATCAGCAGCGCACGCAGATTAGCGGCCGTGAACTTGACCGACGTCACCGTCTCGCCGCTGATCGTGGTCGTGTCCGCGAGCGTGGACGTGTACAGGCTCGCATCGACACGCACCACGGCGCCGTTGTAGGGGGACACTACGAAGAGGTCTCCGAAGGCGTCAGACTCGCGTGCGTTGACGATCCACGTAGCCGTCGCGATCGTCTCTACCAGTACCTCCCCGAGCGCGTGCGACACGGCCGTCGTGCCGTCGGCTCCGCGCGTGACGGTCGTGAGCGAGTTCGCTGTCCGCCCCGTCCAGGACACGGACTCCGTGCCGATCAGACCGGAGCCCGAGGTCGGGAAGCGCGAGCCGTCTGTGACGACGATGGTCGTGTCATCCTCGTCGATCAGCGTCGAGAGCGTAGACGCTGCGCCGACGTCCCAGCCGACGGCGCGGACCTTCCCCATCTTCCCGTATACGAAGGGCAAGCGCCGCCCGACGTCGTCAGGGTCTACCTGCGTAGCGTCGCTTGCGATGATCCACGGGATCGCCGGCCGCGCAGCGCGCGCCGTGATCTCGATCCCCTTATCGGTTACTTCCCAGTCCTCGAAGTCTCCGTTGAACCGGACGACGCGGTCCCCGATCACCATCGCCGCGACGGCCGCCTGCACGGATTGGATGTTCTCCAGCGGCGGAACGTCTGCGCCTTGCCCGCCGAGCGGGACCAGTACCTGGAACCACTCGACGGAAGCGGACTCCAGGTTCTGCCCTCGCATGTCTTCGTAGAGCAGCGTGCCGTCGATGTCGCCGCGGTGGATGACTGCTCGCAGTGTGCGGCCCGGCACGCCATCCGAGCCGGCGGATTCGAGGCGCGGAAGGTGGACCATGGAGTCGGTCTGCGGGGTGACGTCGATCAGCAGTGATTCGTACGCGTCCGAATTGAACGTCACCGGCAGATCCGCGAAGCGCCACGTCTGGAGCACCGTCCCTGCATCCTTATCCGAGTAGGCGACGACGGTGACGAAGTTGACCGCCATCACCTCGCGCGCTCCGGAGGCTTCCTGCTGCTCGGCGGTAAGCGCGAGCACTAGGCGAGGACTTCGATTAGTTGCAGGCTCACGCGCCAGCGGTTGCCCGCGCCTCGCGGGTCCGGGTGATCCTGCTGGACGCTATCCGCGAGCGGACGTACCAGCTCTACATAGATCGGCTCGTGTGCGGAGTTCGTATCGAAGAACCAGAACGGGAGCGCGCCGGAGTTCGTATCCACCGCGAGCGCACCGAAGGTGCCCGCCGCTGGATCCATGTCCACGTCGGTCAGGAAGCGCCACTCCACGTCGAAGACTTTGCGTGACGGCCCGTGTACGGTCCGGAACGTCTCGCCACCCTGTGTCTCGATCACCTCTATGTTAGGCTGCGCCGCCACGAGCCCATCGCCCTTGAAGTCGGGAGCCGGGCCGCGTGTCGGCGTGAGGTCGCGCGTGATCCAGATCTCGGGATATTCGGGGATCGACACGTCCACCACGTTGCAGCGTATGTGCCGCTCCGGACCGGAGATCGCGGCGCTAATCACGCCACTGGTCGCCACGGGATTGAGGTCAAGGATAGTCGTCGGCGTCGCAAACCCGGAGTTGTCGTCCGTCTCGACGAGCAGGCGCAGTCCCGCGAGGTTGTGCCCCGTCGGTATCAGCAGCCGATCCGAGTTCAGGATCGGTACCCCGCCAGCGTCTACCGCGATCGTGTTATTCGCCTGCGATGTTCCGTGCTTGAAGTTGACAGCGTGCCGGCCGTCCGCGACGCGCGACGCGGGGAACCCGGCCGCCGCTGCGCTGGCTGCGGTGATCCCGCTGCCCCCCCTGTACATGTGACGCGAGCAGAAGAACGGCTCCCGATAGGCCATGCTAGAAGCTACCTCCGCCGCCGCTCGACCCGCCAGAGAAGCGCGTCCGGAAGCCCGGCTCCGATGTCAGGCGCGATCCGCCGCCCGGTAGGTTGACACGCGTTCCGCCGAGTACCAGTTGCCCGCCACTGCGGACCGCTGCATCGACCGCAGCGGCTCGCCCCTGCGCGGCTGCGAGCCGGTCGAACGCCTGCGCCGTCCTGATGGCTGCGATCTCCGCACTCGCCAGCTCCGCCTTGACGCCGACCAGCGACGACGAGAGACCGGCCGCGCTCGTGTCGGCTCTGATCGCCTGCGTCGCGAGCGCGTCGATTGCTACCGTCGCGAGGTCTGCCTCTTCCTTTACGCCGGTCAAGGTCTCGGCGAGCTTGATGTCCTCCGCGGCTAGCGCCTTCCCGATGTTCGTCAGGTCCTGTTCCGAGAGTCCCAGCTCGCGAGCGTTCCGCGTGACCGCCTCCATAAGGTCGGCATTCGCTTGTAGCTGGACGTTGACGTCGGCTTCGAGCACGACTCCGAGCGCGGTCAGGCGATCGTTTAGAGACTTCTGCGTGTCGTCTACGTCCGTCTGTATCCGGAGGCGTCGCTCCTCTGCGGCAGACAGGACGTTGACCGCCGCCGCTGCCTCCGTCGCCGCTACCGCTTCCTTGTCTGTCGCTTCGCTGAGCGCGTTCGTGCCGGCCGCTGCGAGGCGCGCATTCTCTGCGAACTGGAGCATGCGCCGGATGGCTGCGGGGAAGACTCCGGCGACCGTGCCGACGGCGGTTCCGAGAAGGGTCATCGTCCCCTCGCTCTCTGCCACCGTCGTCGCGAGTTCTTCGATCTCCGTCTGGAAGTTGCCCGCCGTCGCGGCGCCCTCGCCGAACGCTGCCGTGGAGTCCGAGACCGCCAGCGTCAAGGACTTGTAGGCGCCTGCGAGATTGTCTGTCGCCGCCTTCGCCTGCCCCTCGAAGCGCTCCGAGATCAGGCGCGTCGCCTCGCCCGCTTCCAGTTGCGCCTTCGTCAGGTTGCGGATCTCGGGGACGAACTTCGAGACGTCGTCTACGGATCCCTGCGTCGCACGGCCGAGACGCCGGAGCGCCTCTTCCATGTTGAGTCCAGCACCCGAGGCGAAGTCCGCAGCCGCACGCGTGAGGCGCTCTGCCTCCTCGGCGTTCTTCGTGAACGCCAGCGCCAGGGACGCCATCTCCAGCCCGTCGGCGCGTGCGATGTTCGCCTGATCCTGGAGCTCCTTGGACAGCGCCTTCGCGCTCTCTACGTTCGCCTGCGAGAACTGGTCGGCCGAGCGGAGCGCCGCCGCGTACTTTGTAGCGGCCACTTCGTTCTTCGCGAACTCCGCGAGCGACGACGCAAGCGCGACCGTCATCGCGGCGACCGCTGCGGTAAAGGCGAACAGGCCAGCCTTTACCGATGCGGCGGTGTCGCCGAAGCTACGGAGACCCTTCTCGCTCTTCGCCGTCGCGGGGGATAGGTTGTCCTTCCCCCGGATCTCGACGTCTACACGGTGCCGACGTCCACTGAACGCCACGGCCGGACCTCCCCTCTAAAGTAGGATCAGATCCAGTTCGCCGTTCGCGACGTTGTCGATCACCCGAAGCTCGCACTCCCACGCCTGCGATCCGCCGACCTTGCGCGGCGTGATCTTGCCCACGGTCGGGTTCGTCAGAACGATGCGGTGCGCGAGCGCGGTCGCCGCTGCACCCGCGGCCGTGCCGATCTGGAACTGGAGCTTATCCGTCCCGGCGACCTGCGCGATCAGTCGCTGCCGCAGATAGTCCGGGTCGTCCGAGTCCTGGAAGAGCGTCACCCGGCAGACGACCTCGCGCCCGGTCTGCTCTTTCGTTATGCCGCCGGTCTGGTTCGAGTCCGGCACGTCTTCGATCGAGTTAGAGATCGCCAGCTCGAGCGACGAGAATCCTCGAACGACGTCCGACGTCGCGCCCGTGTCTCCGTGTCCAAAGAAGTTCGCCGCGCTCTCGACGATGATCGCCGACACGCTTGCTTGCTCTTCGTAGTCTGGCGCCTGCGCGCCTGACGGGAACGCCGCGCCCGTGAACGAATCGACGATGGCACCCGGGAAGGCGGCCGACGCTACGGGGATCTCGCCCGGTGTCCACGTGATCGTCAAGTCCCCGACGAGGTCGCGGAGGTGCCAGTCTTGCCCCTCATAGAGCAGCCGGCACGACGCGTAGGCGCCCTCGGATCCGTCGATCGACACGTTACCCGGGAAGAATCGCTCCCCGACTCCGCCCGACCACGCCTCACGCTGGAGCCCGCAGGCGCGGAGGATCCCCTCTATGCCGCCTTCGTAGCGGAAGTCTGCGTCAACAGGCACCGTGGTCGTGCGCCGGTTGCCACAGAACGGGAACGCGAACGTCAGGGTGTCGAAGTCCTCGGCCAGGAAGTCCGAGAAGGGACGCGTGAAGCTCCCCGAAACGAACGCCTTTTCCGAGAGGCGCCGCGTGACCGTGGAGTCGATCCCGCTCTCGCCTTCGCCGCTGCCTGCGTCGCCGAGTACCAGTCCGTCGGCTAGCGTCGGCTGCGTCGTGGCGAAGTTGAAGGCGTCGAGCGTCGGAGCGATCGTGCCCCTCGCTGCCTGCGCCTCCAGCATCATAAGCGCCGCCCAGTTCTGTCCGGCCATGTCGTTACCTCCTACGGCGTCAGAAGCGCCGCGCCCTTCACGGTCTGCGAGATCACGTCCCCGACGCGGTCCCGGTCAGTCGGCTCGCTCTCCAGCGCCTCCGGCAGCGTCTGGAAGACGGACGCCAGAGCGCGGTAGAAGCTCGGCTGTAGCAGCGTGTCCACCACGTCTTCGAGCCCGTACCCCAGCGCCACGATCGAGCCCGAGGTCCAGTCCCTTTCGGCGTCGCTCGCTGCGAGCCGGTAGTGGAGCTTGATCTCGAAGCGCACCTCACGGCTCACCACGTTCGAGCCGACGTCTTCCCGGGTCTCCCGGTTGGCGACGCCGCCGACGAGCTGATATCGGACCTGCCCCGAGGTGATCCGGTCCAGGTCCGTCAAGTCCGAATCGAGCCGGGCGAAGCCGGCGTGAGCCGCGACGAGAGCCGCCGCGAAGTCCGCCTCGAAGTCGCTCCAGACGCTCACTCTATGCGCTCCGACTCGAAGAGCAGAACGACCACACGCCGGGTGTGCCCGTCGAAGTTAGACTCCGCCATGTCGGCGACGGCGATCTCTGAAACAAGCGCCAGGAGGCCAGCGTCTGCGAGCACGGCCGTAACGACACCGTCCGCGAGGTCCAAGGCCGCCGCCTGCGTGGTGTCGCTCCAGAGCGCCACAGAGAAGCCCAGCGCGGCGACGTCCTGTCCGAAGGCCAGACGTTCGCGCGGCTCGGTGGCGTTGTAGATGTAGGCAACCGGCACGTCCGCCGCGTCGGCGCCATCCTTGAGCCCACGTTCCACGGTGGCGAAGCTCCCCGTCCCAGTGATCGCCGCGAGCACGGCGTCCAGAATCTGGTTCTGGATCATCCGTCCGACGCCTTCCGGAGCTCCGTCAGGAAGTGACGCTCGAAGCGTGGGGCGACGGCGTCGAGCGCCGGCCCGAGGAACGGACGCGCGGGGATGTTCCGCTTACGGGAACCGAACTCGTGGACCGGGGCATAGATCAGGTCAGACCCGATCGTGATCGCGAACGGGAGGTCCTGCCGGTTGACGGCGATCGAGCGCCGGAGCGTGCCCGTCCTGGACGTCACGCGCACGGCGTCCACTGGACCCTTGCTCGACCGGATGATCTGATTCGATGCCGCCTCCGTCTGCACGTCCAATGCGCTCCGTATTAGCGCACGCGTGAACACGCGTCGGATGCGCGGCTCTTTCAGGTTCCGCAGCGCACGCGCTAGCCGCGGCGCCGGCTTTACGATGACACGGAGCGCTTCCGCCATCAGAGTTCCGTGCGGTAGGCGTCGAGCGTCTCACGCACGCCGGGCGCCCACTTCCCGACGACATAGGTGGACGTGCCTCCCGAGTCGAGCACCTTCTGTTGGAGCCCGAGCCGGCCGCCCCGTCGGTCTGTCTGGTTCAGCTCGTGGATGACTTGCAGGCACGCCTTCTGCGCGATGTCCAGGGGCACCACGGGGAAGCCTCCGTCGTAGGTCACTTCCCCGATGTGTGCCCCGAGCAGCGTCACTAGGTCCAGGTCCTGGAACCCGTCGGCGCCGATCCACACGACCCCTGCCACGTCGTCGCGCTTCGTCCCTGCGAGCGTTACTGCCTCGGAGTAGACCCCGAGGTCCCCTTCCAGATTGATCGCCGTGAGCGCGCGTATAGGCGGGTGCTTCACCTCGAACCAGTTTTCGCCCTCACCGTCGAAGCGCTCCGACGTGTAGGACACGGGCGCGATCTGCCGCTGCATGTACCGGGTCATTTCAGCAGACACGGCCGAGATCAGAGTCGCGATCAGAGCGTCGAGCGTTGTCCCCGATATGTTCGCCTCGTCCTTGACGCACGCGAGCGTAGTCAGATCGAGCGCTGCGGCGCCTGTCGCAGGCGCTAGCTCAAGCTCGACCTGGAGCCACTCCGCGCCGTTCGTCGGCGTCGCCCGCACGTAGAGACGAGTTGACGGACCGACGGCGATCGAACCCACCCCAGCCGTTCCTATCGTGCTCCCCGACGAGATCGTGGACGTAATCGAGTTCGGCGGAGCGGCGCCCGAGCCGTCCTGGATCTTGACCACGCACGACCCGCCAGACGGCGCAGTCGCGACACGCGCGACGATGCGCTGGATCGTGGTCACGCCCGGCACGCTGGGAATCTCGACCTCGAAAGGGTCCACGAGCACGCCCGGGAAGGTGGAATCAATTATCCCCGTGACGTTCGCGACGTCCGCGATCACCGTTACTTCCAGCCACTCCGCACCCGATGCCGTGACGACGTGAAGGAACCACGTGTCCCCAGCGGACAGAGAGATCGAGCCCGCAGCCTGCACGCCGAGTAGTGCGCCGTTGACGATCGTGGCCTGTATGAAGTCGGTCGGCGCTCCGCCGCTCTGCTTCTGGATCCGGATCACGGCGTCTGCCGCAGACGGCGCCGTCGATACCCGAGGCGTAAAGCGTAGGAGCGTGGTCGCCTGCCCGAAGCTGGGGAGTTCGACCTCCAGCGCGTCAGAGAGCACGCCTTCGATGCCGCCGCGGATGATCTGATTCTCTGCCATCAGTCCGGCTCCCCCGGGATGACGCCCGCTCCCGCGGGCGTGTGTGTATCCCTCTAAGGTGGCGTCCCCTCGCGGAGCGCGTCAAGCCTTAGCGCGTGCAGCGCCTCGACGATCGGTGCGTTCGCCTTCGCGACCTCTTCTGCGATCATAAATCTGATCTTGGGCACGTGCTCCCGATCGTGCTCTGCGCGCCATGCCGTAATGATTTCGTCTCGGAGGTCGTTCGCTTGCAAGGCCGTGAAGCGATCCCCCCGCTCCGCAAACTTTTGTAGCTCGATCACGCTGTGAGACCCCCACGCTAGCACCCCCAAAATCGCCGCGGTGAAAAGTGTAATTATCGCATTCGCTAGGGTGAGCTTTCCGCCGTTTCCGTTCACCACAACCACGTGCCCCCGTTCGTTATCGCTACGGAGCTGCGCGCCGAGGGATCGTGACCCTCTCGAGGTCCGCCATGCACTCCGGCTCCGTCCGGAGCATGGCGTGCATCCACTTGTACTCACAGTTACCCGGAGCCGCTGCGCCGCGCCGAATCCCGCACGTGTTCTGATCGGCCCACGAGCCGGCCGCTGTGTCGTAGCGGCCCGCCGCCTCGTCGATGAAGCCCGGCGAGCGGTCCCGCTTCTGGCGCAGATTCCCCGTCTGCGGATCGTGTGTCGGACTCGTGTCCAGTAGATTGTTCGAGTAGCAGAAGTTGGAGCCGACGGCGTAGGGGGAGTCGGCGCCGCTCCGCTCTGCGACGGATTCGTTTAGCTGGAAGGCGTCACCCACTGCCAGGTTCGCGAAGAGCAGACCCCGCCACGCCGTCTGGTTGCACGCCGTCTGCGTGTCCGAATAGCGGACGAATCCATCGAGCTGCGGAGCCGCGATCGTGGTCGGCGAGAACGCGAAAGTGGACTCCTCTAGGTTCCAGTTGCCGACGTTGCAGAACGACCCCTGTTCATGCACGTGCGTCGTGGGATGGTTCCCGTAGTTGTCGAGCCAGAGAATGTTCTCCCACTGCGCCCCCGTCGCCGTCGGGACGTCCTGCATGACTCCCGAGCAGGGTAGGGTAGACGCGGAGCTGCACCGCGCGTTGGACACCCCAACGTTGCCGTAGGTATTGTCTCGGATGATCCCCGACTGAAAGTGCGTCCCGCCTTGCCCGTCGCACGTCTCGCCGCTGGTCGTGCAGTCCGTGTCGTCGTTACACAGCTCGCTACTCGCGGTCGTCTCGGCGGTCGTGTTATAGCAAAAGTCGTTTGCGGCGGCGGCGCTGTCGATCACGTCCGCGTCTGTCGCGCCGTCGCGCATGACGAAGTTGCGGTAGCTCGAAGGGGAGTCGAACAGATTACCGGCCGCCTCCGGCCAGCCGGGCCAGATATTGTTTTTGAAGGCGCGCGTCCCGACGACGAGCAGGTTCGTAAAGCGCGACGTCCACCCCGCGTCCATGCCGCAGTGATTCGCGACCACGGCCACACCGTCCCACCACGCACCGTCATAGGGTAGAGCGGCGCCGGTGCGCGAGCCGACGAGTCCGCCGTTACCGTCACACGAGCTGCAAGCTACACAGACGCCGTCGTGTAACACAGACTTCGTCTTGAGCTGCACTTCGCCGCCGCCTGCGTTGGCGATGTAGTTGCCGGAGCGTCCGCCGCCTGCGAGAGCCGGCGCCATCCACCGTCCGTCGACTCGCTCAAAGTGCAGGATGGGACCGACCGTCGCGTGGATGTCCGTGACGGGAGCGTCGTACCCCGACGCCCCGTAGTTGACGAGGTCGTCCCCGCGGTACCTGATCGACCAGTTACGGACCACAGGCTGCTCGTCGAACATCAGCAGCGACCCGTGCGACGGCCCGAAACACGAGCCCGTCCCGACTCCCGTGCAGCAGTCGTGCGGCGTGTCGATCCCTGTGCAGAAGTTAGCCTCGTCGTCCGAGGTCAAGGCGCCCACGATCATCGTCCGGCCGATCACGTTCCCTGTCACCGTGATTTGATTCTCAGAGACCTGCCCGCGGAGTAGGATCGCGTTGGCGCCGTCCATCTCCCACGCTGCGACGTTATCCCAGCCTGCGACCGTGACCGCCTCGCCCGTCGTCGGATGCGCTCCGAGCGTGGTCATAGCGTGCGCTAGCACGCCGTTGAAGTCGAGCGTCCCGTTGCTCGCGGCTATGCCCACGTCTTCGACGGCCCACTCCACTTCGGCTGCCGCCGTGATCTCCACGGGCACCATCAGAAAGAACGGATCCCCGCGCATGTGCCCGTAGTCGATCCAGATCTCATTCTCATTCGCGCTCGCCTGATTGAACGCCTCGAAGGCGCCGCGCGTGTCGAGTAGCTGGATCCAGTCCGTGCCTGTCTGGTCACACGTGTCCGTCAGAAGGTAGCTCTCGCACTGCTCGTCTACGGTGCAGTGCACGGACGTCGTCGCGACGCACGTCCCCTCTTCCGTGGCCGAGATCATGTAGCTACGGTCCTGCGGCGTGGCGCCCTTCTCGAAGCGCAGCCAGCGGCCGGCGTAGGTTAGTTGTGAGTCGACGGTCAGGTGGGGGACCTCTATCCAGCGCTGCCCCTTCGCCACGCTCGACGACATGGTCACGGAGAGAACGTCCCGGTGCGTGTCGTCCCAGTAATCAGAGTATGCGACGAGCCGCTGCGTCAGGTCTATGTCGAGCGAGTACGTCGGCCCGGTCGAGTCGACGGCCGTGACCATGTAACAGTTATTCTGATCGACCGGCCCGGCCGGGTCCGTCTCGTCAGGATCGAACACGCACGCCATCAGGCGTTCGCCCGCCCCGAGCCACGTCCCTGCCTCCGTGAGGTACTCGTCCAGGAACGTATCGCCGGGCGCGCCCTCGGCTGCATTGTCGCGCGCGTCGGTCCACTGCCATCGCTCGAAGTCGTCGTTCGTCGTGCAGTCCTCGTCCAGACACGGGATGACGAGCCCGACCGTCGCGAAGTCCGTGGCGCTCGGGTCGTTCAACAGGACCGGCGTCGCGTCGCCCCACTCGATGTAGCCGCCTTGCAGCGTCAGGACGCCGGAAGCTTCAAGGGCGAGACCTTCGTCCGCGGCCGCTGTCGCACACACACCCGTAGCACCGCTCGGAAGCGTGAGCCGGAGCGCACGATCCTGCGCGACCACGTCCAGGGTAAGCGTCGAGTCGCCCTTGATGCAGATATGAGACGCCGCCGCGGCGAAGTCCAGGTGTCCCGCTACGGTGATCTGCGTGGCAGAGCCGCCGGTCCCTGACGCGACGTAGAAGTCCGACGTATCCGGCGTGCAGCCAGTGAAGGCGCCAGGAGTGAGCGCCGTCACATCGTCACCCGTGCCCCACGTCTGCGCGCCCGAGGGGAAGGTGCAGGTCTCGCCCATGGCGATACTCGTCCCGGCGACGAATGCGAGCAGCGTCGCAGCCAGGACAGAGCAGAACTCCAAGCGGGTCATGGGATGCTCGCAGAGACGTGTGCGCGCAGGATGGTGGCGCCTCCCGTGACCGTCGAGAGCACCACGGCGACCGGGTCGTTAGCGTCCGGCGTCGGATCGCCGACCAGAGTGCAGACCGTACCCGTCGCAGCGCAGGTACACGGCGCCGTGATGAGGTTCGCGCCCGTGGTGTTCGGAGCCGCTGCGGTCCGCTCCTCTAGCTGGAGTAGTACCGTCCCGACGTCCGTCGAGCAGCGCACCGTAGTGAGCGTATGCGCTAGGTCCCTGCTGATCTGCATCGACCCGTTCTGATTCGCGATGTAGTCGGCTGGGTTCTCCAGGTACGGGTTCGAGTCGAAGCGCCCGGCCGGCGGCGTGGCGTTCCCGAGCGTACCGGCCGTGCGGGTGATGACCTCACCGTTAGCGACCGACGCGAGCAGCGCCTCCAGCGTCTGCGGTCCTTCGACCTGGACGTCGCGGTCGTTTATGACTACCGCCGCGATCGCCGTCGATGTCAGAAGCCCGAAGACGATCCCGAGAGCGAGCGGCCTACGCCGAGTCATCGGACGACGCCTTCGCCGCAGCCTTCGCTGCGTCTGCGGACCGACGCTTCGCAGCCTCGCCCACCTTCCGCATGTTCGCGACGAAGTTCTCGCGCGCGGTTATGCCGCACTTCATGCAGACCTTTCCCTCGAAAGCGCGCGTCCGCCACACGTGGTGGGGGAGGCACGGCTCGCCCGCCTTGACGCTCTTCCGCGTCGCCTTCTTGCGTGTTGCCATGTGGATCCCTCCCCGGGGTGGGGAGCCGGGCCGAAGCGCCGGCCCGACTCCCCAGGGTGACGCCGCTTAGGCGACAGAAGTGATGCCGTCCATCGACCGGAACGCGTCAGCGAGAAGGATGTTGGAGTCCCACCGCTGCGTGAACCGATATTCGATGTCATCCGTCGCGGCTGCGACCTGATCGAGCACCCGCATCCGGATGCCGCCGCCGTCCAGGTATCCCCAGAAGGCGAGCGCGCCAGCGTACAGACCGCCGGCCGCAACAGGCGCCGTGAAGAACGGAGCACCGAGGATGTTCCCGATGGCGTTCGGCCGCGTGTCGCCTACCCCGCTCGGAGCGTCAACGGACGGCGTGAAGATCGGCCGCCCGTTGCCGTCCAGGATCGTCGAGAGGAAGGTTGCCATCGCAGAGTTACCGAAGAACGACATGGAGACGTCCTCCCGGTACTGCTCGGGCACGGCGAAGAACAGACCCACGACGTCGGCATAGGTCATCACGGTGATGGTCGCTTCCGCGAACGCCGTGATGGTTGCGTTATCGAAAGAGTCCGACACGTTCGGCGCGGTGCCGTTCGATGTCGCCGTCTGCACGTCTTCCGCTGCGCCGATGGCTGCGCCCGATCGCTCCCCGAAGTGGGTGGCGATGTTGAACGGAGAGTCCTCGATCGACTCTTCGGAGGCGCGCATCTTCGCCCGCGTCTTTACCTTGGCGAAGAGCGTGGACGTGTTCGTCGGCTCCGTCTGTGAACCCGAGGCGCCTTCCGCGACCTGCCCGGTCGTGGCGACCCCTGCCCCTGCGACCCGGAGCGTCAGGTTCGGCGACGTGAACGACGTCACACGCGGCCGGAACTTCGCTCGGAGGTTCCGCGCCGTGATGATGACGTTAGCCAACGGGAGCGGAATCAGCGGCCCGCCCGTACCCTGCGAGAGGCCCGACACTGCGGTGGTTGTGCCCTCCGCGAGCGTCGCGCGCCCTTCGTACTGATCGCGCTCCAGTTCGTCCGAAGCTGCGACCGCTGAGCGACCGCCGAAGCGTTCCTGAATCCGCCGAATCTCGGCGTGATCGTGGAACGTCGCCGCCCGCATGAAGGCGGCGAAATAGTGGTCCACTTCTTCGTTCCGGACCGCACGCATCGCCGGGTGCATTTGCGCGTAGAGCGCATTATAGGGCGATGCCGTGGTGATCCGTCCCGTCGGCGGTGCAGGCTGCGGCGCCGGCCCATCCGGCGGAGCCACTGCGCGCAGCGTGTCCCGCTGCGGCTGGAGGCGTTCGGCCAGCGCGGAGCGCAGACCCGCCAGCAGGCGTTCGGAGCTTCGCTCCTCGTGTTCCGCGAGTAGCTGCATCATCTCGGCGCGTGCATCGACCGGAGGCGCGTCGGCCGGAGGCGCCGGCTGCGGTGCCGGCACTACGGATGCCTGGAGCGGCGGAACGCCGTGGACAGGTTCGTTACGCGCCCACGTGCGGCGCTTGCTTGCTCGTCTCGACATGACTATCTCCCGAGCGTCTCGCGGATCACGTCCAGTGCGCGACGGTCCTGACGCTCTTCGATCGCGCGGAGTTCCGCGCGGAAGCTCTCGACCAGATCCCCGGGCGCGACATGCGCCCGTAGTTGCGGCTCGGGTTGCGCGAGCTGAGTCGCCGTAGGTGCCGCCTCGGGTTGCGCGAGGCGCGCGGCGATGCCTTCGACCGTAGCGCGAAGCCCGGCGAAGTCGAGTCCAAGGTCCGCCACGCCGCGCGCGAGCGCTTCTACGTGGGGATCCTCGGAGAGGTCCAGGGGGACGGCCAGAGACTCCGCAGACGTGCGGTAGAAGTCCCGCACAAACACGTCCTCTGACCGCTCCGAGCGGCCTATCAGGGTCTCGCGATCCTTGGGAACGAACCCTATGGACCCTTCCACCCCACGCCATGCAGCGAAGAACAGACCGAAGCGCCGGAGGCGGTGCGGCTCGTCCTGCCCTACGTGTGCGGGGTGCGCTTTCGGGAGGTCGATCCGCCGCTGGACGTCGGCGTCCGAGTCCACGTCCCAGCGGAGAGACAGACCACGGATGTCACCGGACGACACGAGAAGCGCGAGGTCTCGGCGTAGCTCTGCGGGCGATCCTTCGCCGTCCATATTGATTCGCGCCGTGCCTCGGATCCCGACGCCGTCGTCGAGCTTGACGCGCTCGAAGCCCGTCCACTGCCCGATCAGCGGCTCGCGATGGTTGACGAGCAGGGGGAGACCTGCCTCCAGGTTGCCGCCGTTCATGTTCAGGCGGTGCCCGTCGGACGCCTCGCCGGACGTAGCCAGCATCCCCGTAAACGAGCCATCCGCGCTCGCGTCTTCGAGTTCGATCGCTCGGAGTCGCATCAGATTACCTCCCATACCAGCAGGCCACGGAGTACAGCGCTGTCGCCGCTACGGCGTGCTCCGTAACGATGCGGTGACGACTGGACGCTAGGCACTGCCCCTCTAACAGGGTGCTGCAGAACTCGATCTGCCCGGCCGCAGGCGGCGTGCCCCAGCCTGACCCGAACCCCACGCAGGTTACGCCTGCGCTGCTCTGCCCCACGTTCGTCATGCAGGCATTCCACTCACCCTCGGCCGGGTCGAACACTTCCAGCGACATTACGACGGTGTCGCCCGTGGCGGTGTCCACTTGCAGCCGGCACAGACCGGATATGAACTGGCTAGCGTTCGTGATCTCGACTGACTGGCCCGTCGCGACGTAGTCGGCTTCGGGGATCACGACGACGCTAGCCGCCGCGGGTACGGCGTCCGCCGTCAGCGGCAGAGCTAGCGCTGCCAGCAGGAGCAAGAAGAGCGCAATTAGCATTCGATGCGGCATGTCTTATACCTCCGGGGTGACGAAGCATCGGCACCCGATCGTATTGTGAGCGGACAGGCGCTCCCCTCCGACTCCGCGACCTGGAGCCTCTGCAAGCTCCGCCGGTCCGTCTGCGTCTGCGGGCAATAGGAACGGCTCGTCCAGGTCGCGCGTCTGACCATTGATTCGGTGGGAGTCCCGGACGGATTCGTCGAGTGACGTGTTCCAGCGCTTGCGCTCCACTACGCCGCTCTGCCGGAAGCCTTCGACCTGCGCGGACTGCGTCGCCTGTAGAAGCTCCGTCCGTGCGATCACCTTCGCGCGTCGCTTGCGGCTGGCGTAGGTGCCTCGGATCTGCCCCTCGATCCGCTTGGCGAGTACGTCCACGGGCTCCCCGAGCGCGGCGCCGTCTGCGAGCGCTCGGTGTAGGTTCAGGTTCAGTTCCTTGAACGTCGTCGCGTTGACGACCTCGGCGAACGTGGACGCCTGCCGGAGTAGCTCCGCCTGTACTTGAGGGGTGAACTGGAAGCCCGGCAGCGAAGCGCCCGTGAGCGCTGCTGCGCTATCGAGCGCGTCGCTACCTGTCCGGAGCATCGCCTCCCGGCGGATCGGCTCGACACGGATCCGGAACAGTTCGACGAAGCGCTCTGACTTGAACAGAGCGCGTAGCGCGGCCAGCATGTCCTGGATGGACGCGCGCGCGAAGTCCTGCTGGGATAGGTGAACCCGCGAGCGGGTCAGTTCGAGCGACGGCCGGAGCGCGTTCAGGGTCAAGCGCGCCTGCTGCTCGAATAGGCGTCGCATCTCGGCGCGGAAGCGGGGGACGAAGAGGCGCTCACGGTCAAGCGTGCGCTGCCACTCCATGCGCGCGCGCCCATCCCAGCCTGCGAGCGTCTGCGCTCGTGACCGATCGCCCTCGGGGTCTTCGTCGTCGTCTTCCGGCGGCTCGTCGGGTTCGTTCGGTTCCAGGGGTTCGAGTTCCAACGGCTCGGGCTCTTCCCCTGTGTAGGGCGTGTCGATCGGGGACCCGACGGGTAGCTCGCCCCACGTCACGGGCTCTAGGCCGCGGTCCTCGCGGACCTGATCTATGGACCGCACCTTGAGCGAGAGGTCCTGCTGCTCTTCGGCGAGGCGATGCTCCGAGTCCTCGGAGACGAACTCCGCGAAGCGGACGACGGCGTCCCCGTGCTCTGGCTGCGCTAGCTGATGCGTGAGCGCGTCGGCGATCAAGTCCGTGATGGGCGTGATCGTGTGCCGGTCGAACACGAGCTGATTAGTCTCGGCCGCTGCGCGGTTGGCGTCCACCACGTCGCCCACGATCGAACGCGGTACGCCGTATGCCATCAGCGTTTGATCGCGCCAGTGCGCGAGCAGGGGCACTAGCTCCGACGTGCCTCCGTGCGCTGCGAATTCCTTGGCGGTGTACCCGACGGGGAGCCGCGTCGGGACGCCGACGAGCGTGCCCTTGCGGCGGTTGTAGCGCGCCAGCCAGCGCAGGTTGAACCGGCGTTCTTCCTTCGGCCCGGGTGCGACCGCATCCTTCGCAGGCTCCAGGATGATCCGAGGCGTCGCGTCTCGCTCGAAGTGGCGGCGTAGGTGCTCGGACAGGAACTTCGACGAGTCCGCAGCGATCGCCTGCGGGCCGAGGAAGCCGACGGACGTGTACAGGCTCTCTGGATCTGGACGCCAGACGCGCACCACGTCCTCGGCGGCGATCGGCGTCTCTGTTCCACTGCCATCGCGGACGAGATAGCCAGAGACGACGCCGGCAGACAGGACCGGCGACACCGAGCCTCCCAGCATCACGTAGAGTTCCACGGTCAGGCCGGCATCCGATCCGACCTTGAGTAGGTACGCCTCCCCGAGCGTGACGACGTAGTTAGCGATCAAGTGGAGCGTGTTCCGGCGTGAGTGCAGCGGGGACGGCCGGTCTAGCAGCGTCTGGAGTGGGTGCTTAGGCTGCGGGTCGAACGTCGAGCGCGATCCTTCCTGCACCATGTGGCCGACCTGTAGCTCCAGCCCGGCGACACGGTCCGCGATGGCGCGCGTCGCGATTGCCTGCCAGCCTCGGACTTCCTGGAGTAGGCGCTCATCCGGAGGCTGCGAGCCGATACCCTTTACGCTCGGGATCTGGGATGGCGCGAATGAGATCGGCTGCGACACGGCGCGCTCGCTTTCGTACTCCCGGAGGAAGCCGGCCAGGTCGCGCGTGTTCAGGTCGTAGCCTGCCGCGCGTGTCTGCGCGCCGAACATGCCGGCGATCGTGTCCCAGACGCCCATGCGTTCCCCCTTCGAGTTCGCCAGCGCTAGGCGCCGAGGTCTCCCCCGGCGCCTAGCTCCCCTCCGTCTGTCCTGCTAGCCGTCCGACGGCGGCGGGTTTACCGCCTTCGTGAACGCCGCAGCGAGCGCGTCGGAGATCGCCGTGTTAGAGACCCCCATCCGCTCGAACGCTCGGAGCATCTGCGACACGGCCGCCGTCTGCTCGTCGATGTTCCACGTTCGGTCTAGAGCGATCTTTGCGCCTTGGTTGTCGTTCTCGGCTGCGTTCGAGAGCGAGCGGGCCGTGATCGAGTTCAGCGCGTTTGTGTGCGCCTGCGCCGCGAGCACTGCTTGGTCAAAGAACGTCTGGTTCCGTCGAGCGGTCTCCACGCCCAGCTTCGCCATCTGCATCGCGACGTCCGCCGACTGCTGCGCCTGCGTCTGCGCGAGGCTGTCGAAGGATTCCTTTTCAGATTCCGGCATCCGTTCCCCTTTGTGCGGGGGAGGTCATTCGCTCCCCTCTTCGAGTTCGTCTAGCTCGTCTTCCTCGGCGTCTATCTCGGCGTCGAGTTCGGCGATCTCTTCCCGGGTAAGCTCGGGCTCCAGGTCGGCGTCGCGGCCGTAGCCTGCCTGCGCCCAGACGTCCGCCTGCGCGAGCTTTGACACGGCGCCGGCTGCGGCGTCTAGCATGTCGTCGTGCTCGCCTCCCGGGTTCGACTCTGCTTCGTCCAGGAAGGCGCGCAGGAACGGACCCTCCACGAGACGCACGCACCCGGCTTGCGCAAGCGTCGAGACGGGACGCCAGCGCTCCGCCTTCGAGCCCGTGGGGCGATCACCGTGGACGGCCCAGCCGAAGAGCGGGCCGCGGCGGTAATGGTCCACGACCGTTTTACCCGAGGCGCCGGGCTCTTCCTCCAGGTAGATCGGGACGCCTGTCCCGTCGAGCTGCGCGTGTTGCCGGACCGCCTGTTCGACCTCGAAAGGACGGCCGCGCATGCGGTACACGTCGAGCGTAACGACGCCGTCGATCACCCACGCACGGACGCGCGCGCTCCAGTCGGGTTCGTTGCTCTGCGTCTTCGCAGTGGCGGCGAGGTCCCAGTAGACCGCTGAGGGGACGTCGGCGGGCGGCAGCTGCACGATCTCGAACCAGCCGCGCTCGAACATCTTACCGGGAGCATCGGCGTCCCAGTCGCCGCGCAGCAGCATGGCGCGCGTGTAGGGATCGAGCCGGTTCAGCGAGGCGAGGTAGGACTCTCGATCTAGTGACGGGTTGTCATGCAGCCGAGCGGGGAGGAAGACGCGCTCCGCTTGGAGCTTCTGCTCGTCGTCCCGGTCCGCCTCGGGGATGCCCCGAGCCTGCGGCGGCTCCGTCAGGAACCAGCGCTTGACCCACGAGTGCCCCGGGCCGTCCGGGTTCGAGCCTGCGCGCATCCGGACGGGGATGTTGGAGCCGGCGAGGCGCCGCATCCGAGAGAACAGGTAGCGATACTGCGCTTCGGTGAAGTGGGTCAGTTCGTCGAACCCCACGAATTGATAGGCGCCGCCTTGGTAGGAGTGGACGTCCTTTTCGTACTGGAGGTGGCCGAAGCGCAGCGTAGCCCGGTTCGGGAAGGTCCACTCCGAGCGGTCGCCGTTCCACATGGCACCCGAGCCGCCTAGCCACTCGTGGGAGCGGGGTATCAGACCCTCGGCTTGGGTTAGCTCGGGGAAGGTGCGCCGCAGCAGCAGTGCCGAATAGGCCGGCTGGTCGGCGTACTGGAGCGCCG